CATAATATGGTATTCCGTTAATTGTTAAAGTTAAATTTTCGGCATTTATAATTTCAACAAGAGATAGTCCGCCCGAAAAATTCATAAATGTTGTATACGATGTAGTACCCGCTGGAATACCATTGGCATCAACTAAATAATAGGTTTGGAATTGTGGGTAATCGTATGGATCGTCATTTGATGCACTCCAACCAAATTCTCTAATGTTTGGTACAAGGAAATTTGCTCTTATAACATCACTACTATTTCCGTTTTCATTTTGCCATTTTATTTTAAATCTATATTTTCCTTTTGTTGGTATACCTACTTTTGGGTCTACAGATAATGTTTGTTCACCAAATTCATTTGTTGTTACATAATCTAAATTCATTGGTACATCAACGACAAAAGTACCATTTTCATCAATTATTTTACCGTCGTTAATTAATTTATATTGTTGTAAAATTGGTAGTCCTTGATTATCTAAATCTATTGTTTGACGAATTGCTAAAATTTGTCCAGGACCAGTAATTAACTCACAAAATTTACCAGTGTCTTTTTGTGGTTTACAATTAATTTTTTGAGCATTTTCGTCTGTATTTGACATAATTGACCCAAGAAACACGGCAACTGGTTCAATTTTTATATTGTATTCTTTTGTTAAATCAAAATCAACTCTATTAATTCCTAATTGACACACATTTGTGTCTCCCCAAAGTGGTGTGACTTCAATAATTCTATTGAAGTTTATAATTTGTGGTAGTTCTTCTAAATTTGAACTAGACTTAAATTGATTTCCGTTAAAGTCGTTTTCAACCGCATTTCCAGTTCTAATTAAATCTTGTGGTGTTAAAGAAAAACAACCAATGTCTGATAAATCAACATCCATCACAAGTGTTTGAGAACCCGTAGGTACACCAAAAATCATATAATCACCACTATCATTTGTTTTGACGGTAAATTTATAATATTTGTCATACACCTCAACCCAAGATTGGTCTAAAAGAGCTTGTTCTTTATCTGGAAAACTACCAGTGGCAGCGTGATTTGTATATGATGGTGATTTTGGTAGTAAATTATATCTATAACCTTCCTCATTTCTGTCAGTTAGCGTTTGATAAGGGTATAATTCACTTATAATTGGGTTTGCGCTATCCTCCTCTGAAAGTGGAATAAAAACAGATACTTTAGCATTTGGTACACCATACCCATTATTAACAGATACTCGTCCTACAATAACACCATAATCGGAACAAACTCTTGTATAAATCTCACTTTGTAATATTTTAAGAGAGAGTATCTCAAGAAATTCAAAGTCTTGTTCTAATTTAACATCAATACGTTGGTCTACACCAGGTGTTGCTTTTATTCTATATGATTTGGGCATTAAATTTCCTTTTTTTGATAAATAGTTTATTTCCTATTTTCAAAAAATAATCTTTTTATTGAAAAAATAAATTATCAAGAAATATTAACTGTCTTATAATTTAAAACTGATACTGTAATATCTTTATTTGGGAATCTAATTTGATAAATTTGGTTTGGTTCTGCAAATATTGTTTCGTTTACTAATTTGATTTGTCTTGTTTCTACATTCTCATATTCTTGAGATGTTTGAGAAGATGAGTATTCACCTCCGACTTTATTATAAACCAGTATATTTGAAGTTGAGATTACACCATTTTCTGCTTGTATAAGTCTTTTTAATTCTGCAATATATACATTTTGTCCCAATTCCCTATTTACAGGACTAAAGAAGTTACTAACAATATTAATAATATTTGTAATAACTTGTCCTTGACTTTGTGTACTATCTAAAATAACAGTTATATCAATACCCAAATCAATCACATTTGCGGTTTCAACTGAAATATAATCATTAATCATTCTATAATTTGACAAATAATTTGCAACATTATTTCTTAATGTGTTTGAGACAATTTCTGTTAAATTTCCACTAGTGTCATATGAAAGCATTTTAATTTTTATTTTATTGTTTTCTTCCATAATTGACACTTTACCAGGAGCTCCGAATTGTGATGGCATTGTTCTAATAATTGATTCATAATCGTTTACGGTTACGGCTCTATTTTGTGCCGCAAAATTAAATGACACATATTGTCTTACTTCCTCTGTTGTTGGTGGGTTAGAACCTCCAATAGCGGCCGTTACGTTTGTACATTTTAGTGAGTTTACAACACTATTATTAGTTGTTTGTGATGGACCATTAACATAAAATGACACAGTACCAATTTGATTTATCACATCAACACCTAGGTTTGTAACTTGTCCTCCACCAATTCTATATTGGATGAATATTGTTGAATTAGATTTTAATGAACTACCTAAAGCAAAATTATCCATATACTTATTAAGATTCATAGGACTACCACTTCTAGCAAATTCTCTTAATTGTTCTTCGGCTGACGTGTTACCACCACCAAAGGTAAGTTTAAAAAACCCTTCTGGTGTAAATTCTGTTATAAATTTAGTGTTTGTCGTAATATATTTACCGACTTTAACACCTGGTTGGTCGGAAGGTTTTGTTGGGTCTTCAATAAAAACTCTATCTTCGGCAAGGGCTTTTACCTCATACCAACGATTTTCTAACCCAAGAAATTCTTGAGGTTGTGGTATTGTTGTATATTGTGTTCCGTCTTTTAATAAGACACTTGTAACACCCAAAACATTTCTTTCAGGGAGAAATAATTCAAAAAAAGGTCTTACGTCATTTGCATTAATTACTCTTTTAAAAACTTTAGTTGTTCCATTTACAACAACTTCTCGTTTTGTAATTGTATAGTTTAATAATCTATTGTTTGAATCAAAATTTGGTATTTTTAGTCTATTTGGGAATCCTTCAGCATTAACTGGTGACGAAAAATCAATATCATAAACTGTTTCAAAAGGTTGTCCGGCACCAGAAACTTGAGAACCTCGTCTTAATATTCCACAATATCTCAAATCTTCTTTATCTGCATTTGCTGGTACGACTATTGAAAAATCAACTAATGCTACAGATGGTCTTGATCCTGGGATTTTTAAACCATAGGTTCTAGCTAAATTATAAATAGAGGTTTTTTGTTGTGCATACTGTAAAACAGTTTCTTGAACACTTCTATCTATTTGGTATTGTAGGTTGTCATTAACTGCAGCATTAAGGTCTAATAAGACCGAAAAAACCCCAGCATCATTAAAATTTTGTACAACATCTGGATAATACTGTTTTGTAAAATTAATTAACTCGGTTCTTATCCCTTGGAAATCCCTAGTTGTGTATGATATTTTTTTATTTGCCATTTTTTATATTTAAAAACAAATTAATACAGTTCCACCAGAAAGTGAACACCTATATAAAGTCCCAACTGGTAGTCCAGCGCCAGGATCAACTGGAATATTTTTAATACTTAAACAATTTACATATGTTGTGTTAGGACAATCAGTAACAATACCTTGTCCGATTATAAATGAACAATCATTACAAATTGTATTACCAGATCCACCTAAAATTCCAGAATATGGGTTTGATGTTTTATTGTTTATACCGCCAGAAATTATGGAGTGTAAAGAATTTACAAAATTATTTCTACCACCTAATACGGAAGAATAATTACCTACAACTGTATTTAATTCTCCATTGAGAATTGTTGTGACACCACAGATTAATGTATTTCCTGTTCCATTACCAATAAACCCATATTGACTTGTTAATGTGTTTTTATAACCATTAGACAATGTTGAAAACGAACCAGTCAGTGTGTTTGAAGAACCCATTCCTAGTTGTGAGTAAGTTGCCGTTGCTGAAATTGTATTAAAACAACCACCATTAATAACGCTACTTGGTCCACATAACCTATTTTGAAATCCGATGAAAATTCCACCACTAATTCCTGTTATTATATTTCCTTGTCCTCCAACAATTGTTGAAAAATTAGAGCATGTTGAGTTTTTCCATCCGCCACCAATAAATCCATAATCACAACTAGCAGTGTTTTGTCTTCCACCAACAACACTAGTACAACATCCACAAGATGTATTTGCAGTTCCTCCACCAACAAAACTATAACAACCAATTGCGTTATTTGTTTGTCCCCCACCAATTGCAGAACCTTTAAACCTAGTTACATTTGAAGCTCCTCCATTTATACTACTATAATCACCGCTTGCTGTGTTTGAATAACCCCCTGTAATTACACTACTACATCCAGATAGGATATTAAAACCACCACCGCCGATTGTTGATGTTTGACCTGTTATGTTATTAAAAGTTCCACCAGCAATTATTGAGTCAATACCAACAATAACTTTATTTGCTCTTCCACCACCTATAGTACCACCATCAACTAAATTTGTATTTTTACAACCACCAACTAATGTAGAGTAACACCCACTATTTGTGTTGCCGCTTCCAGAACCCAAAGTGCTATAATTACCTAAATTAGTATTATATACACCACCCAATATTGTTGATATATTTAATGTTGTATTATTAAAACCACCACCAATTGTCGCGTCGCCGCCACATATAGTATTACAATTTCCTCCCCCAATATTTGAACGTACCCCATTAATTTTATTACACTCCCCACCTGAAATTGTTGAGCTGCCACCATTTACTGTGTTTCCACGACCCCCGGATACTGTTGATGCTGTACCATACACTGTATTGATAGCACCCCCGCCGATAACACTTACATTTCCTTCAATTGTATTACAATATCCACCAGCGATTGTCTCTCCACCATAAAATACTAGATTTATTGAATTATAATTTCCCCCACCAATAGTTGATGTATAAACATCACCACTTGTATAATAGGAAGAAATAGTATTAAAAGATCCACCAGCAATTAAAGAACCATAAGAAATTCCGTCAGTTGTGTAAGATAAAACTGAATTGTAATTACCACCACCAATTACAGACCCATTTGGGTTACACCCTAATGATGATGTTTGAAGTTCAATTAGATTAGCCTCTCCACCATTAATTGTTGAAAATGGGTTTTGAATTGTATTTAATTGACCGTTTGTGATTGTTGAATACATATCGGTTACTGTATTCGCATTACCACCACCAATAAATGAGAAATCACCAAAAACATTGTTTTGTAAACCACCACCAATAAATGTAAATTGTTCATCCGTGGTATTACCAGAGCCACCAACAATTGTTGACACATCATCATTTGTTGTGTTATTTAGTCCACCACCAATAAAATTACCGCCTAAACCAAGTCCTTTTGATGATAAAATAATATTATTACATCCACCACCGATTGTTAAGTAATTACAAAAAGAAAGTGTGTTTTTATAACCACCACTTATTGTTGATAGTGTAGAACCATCTATTGTGTTTTTATAACCACCACTTATTGTATTTATACTACCAATTGATGTATTGTTTGCACCACCACCAATTGTGTTTGAGTTGACACCACAAGAAGTATTAGCATACCCACCAGAGACGGTTGAGTATGCGTCGTCTGATGTGTTATTTTGTCCACCACTAACTACAGAATAATTACCATTTGCTTTTCCACCAACGTTTATTCGTTGTGTTGAGTCAGTCCCAATTCCTACTTCATACAAATCTGAAATACCATTTAAAATATAACTTTGTACTTGATTTAAAGGTGTGTGTTTTGTAACACCAGCTGGGTCTTGATAATTTACAATAGCAAATATATCATTTGGTGTGTAATCTACACATCCAACATAAGGTAATTGGGATATTTTTTTATTGGCCATTTTTATTAAATATTAATAATCACAAAATCACTTGAGTTGAATACCCCATTTGTGTTTTTGTAGTCAATTTTTATTTTTGCTGTATGTTCTTGTGTTGCAATATTTGGTGTTCTAAATTCTCTTTGTCCATTTTCATTTACATATGTTGTGTCTTGACTATTAATCTGTTCTGCGGCATCTGTAATTGATATATTTGTTATTAAAATACCTGGCATATATTTTTCAACTGAATCTCTAATTTCACTTTCAATTTCTGAAAATGTTGGTCCGTCTAACGGTTCAAAAATATATTCATAAAGTCTTGTACCAAAATCTGGAAGAAAATACCTTGTACCTTTTTTAGTTAGTAATAAATGTACTAAATTACTTCTAACCTCTTCTTCTCCCGTATCTGAAGCGTCTAAATATTTTCCAACGTATGAATCTACAAAAGGAAAATTAATACCATAAGTTATACCATCTGCCATATCAAATAAATATATTGTTTTAATGTTTTATATAAATAAAAAAATCACTACTTTCGCAGTGATTCTTTTAAGTTTGTATTACCTTTTTGGTAAAGTGGTTCGTAAGGACAATGCCTACAATTATTTCCACAACATTTACCTCTTTTCATATGGAAAGATTCTGTCATAACAATATTTCCAGAATCGTCTTTATAAAAGTCGGGTTCAGGAGATTTTTTAGTTGTCTCCTGAACATATAACTGTTGTACCCAATCTTTTGATGCGTTTACCGTCATTTTAGTTAGTTTTTCTTTGGTTATAAAACGCTAACAAAACTTGGTATGTTAGCGTTACATTATTTCCCCAACTTGCTTTCATAATATTTTGTGTTTAAACCCCATTTAAATTCATCAATTTTTTTAAAATCAAAATCAACTAATTTATTATTTTTTGTTATTTGATTACATAAGAAAATAAACATTTCTTGATCAAAAATATTTTTCATAATATTAACTATTTTGTGTACCCATTGGACATTACCAACGACGTAGCCTTTTTTACTGTCAATTCTATCTAAAGATGCGGTATAGGATTTGTCGTCCCACCTTTTTGGTAATGTTATTTCAAGACCAGAAAGTGAACACTTACGTTTTTGTTTGATATATAAATCATAAATAAAATCTTTAGTTAAATCAAACTCAAGATTTCTTCTAAATGCTCTTTTTGATGTTTTACTTTTTGTTATATTAAACCATAAATCACCATTTATTCCACCTTCTTTTTTAATTCTATTTTTACAACCGCAAGACATTATATTACCACGACGTAAGTGTGTTCCAAAAACTTCCGTTTTATTACCACACTCACATTCACACCCATATTTTATGTGTCCATTTTTATTCTTTTGTAGTTCTTCAATTACTTTAAGTTTTCCAAAAAATTTACCAATCATTTCAATTTTTTTCATATTTCACAAGTATTTATTATTATATATAAATATAATGTGAAATAAAAAAAGTAAGAAACTTTTAATAAATTCCTTACTTTTTTTTATATTAAACAATCTCACATCCCGACGCACCACAAGCGATTTCTCCACTTAAATCGGTGTTATCCTGTAATTCAATTACTTTAGTTAAGTCAATATTAGTCAATGTTCTAACTAATTTTTCATACTCTTCTTTTGAACAATCGGTAAAAGGTGCTTGGGTATAAGTACCTCCGTTGAAAGGCAAGACCGATAAGCCATTGTAAAATTTTCTATTTTTCCACATCCAATCACCTACTAAGTCCCACTCATCTTCTTTAATTGAAACTGTTGCTGAAACGTTATGTGAATTTTGTCCGCCTCTATGTCCTGGTTTAATCCACTCTTGAGATACTTTTTTTACTCTTTCAAGCATTTGAAACACAGACTCGTATCTTAAAATTGACCCTTCTGGTGACATTTGTGGTATTGTAATTACCGCGGTATCGTGTGGACGGAAATACTCATCTTCAACTAATTCTGGGTGATTAATCGCAAGATATGAATAAATCGCTTCATTTTTTCCAACTCTAATTCTTCTTAAATAGAAGTCATTATGCCAAGCGTGAATACCAGATGATGTACCTAAAACCAATGATGATGTACCAGATGGTTTAACGGTTGTTGTACGAGCAGCTTTATTAATCCCAATTAAATTTGCAACTCTTTCATTTTCTTCTTTAACGGCTTCAGCAGCTGCTTTCATATCATAACCTAATACAACACCAGAACCAATACCGGTCATTCCAACACCAATAAGTGCGTCTTTTTCAGTTGTTCTTTTCCACACATCTCTCAAATAATGAAAGTCAGTATATCCTGCTTGTAATGTTCCAATGAACGCAGCACCTTTAACTCTTTTTTCAAAGTCTTCTTGTGAGTCAATATCTGAAGCATTAACCTCACATAGATTACAGAATTGGTATGGACGTAAACCAATTTCACAACAAGGATTTGTTCCCCAATCTTTATCATTTGATAAATAAATTCCTGGTTCACCAGCCCCAGATAACTCAATTCGTTTCCAAAGACTCATAAAATATTCTTGTGTTATTTTATGTCTTAATAGAACTGCTGAATTATTTGCACGACCTCTTTGTGGGTTTGATTCCCACCAATTTCCAGATTTACAAGAAATCATTTCATCATCATCAGCTGAGAATAATGAGATAAGTGCTGCTCTTCTGATTCCACCCGCTAATACTGCGTCAGCAATATGACATACAATGTCGTGAGTCTCAATTGGTGTTAATTTATCACCATCGTTTTTGTTTTCCAAAACCTTTGTAATATGATGAATACAATCTTTTAATGGTTGAGGTCCTGGTGCCTTTCCTCCTGATGTTACAAGGTTTGCCCCTTTTTGTCTAATATCTGAAAAATCAAATATTGGTGTTGATGCTTTGT